TTGGTGTAACAATGACTTGTGTTGAAACACCTGCTGGTGGAAGTACAGATATTGATCTGTTTTCTGCAACTGAAGGCACAGGTGTTAATGACACTGCAATCGGTGACTTAACAGAAACTCAAATTATAAACGCTGGTGCAGCATCAGCTGGTACTGTGGTTGCTGGTGGCGATATTGCAGCAGATCAATTTTTGTATCTGGTCAGTCAAGGCACAGGTGATGCAACTTACACAGCTGGTCGTTTTCTTATAGAAATTACTGGTTTTGATGCAGCTAGTTAATAGGGGATTATTATGAACTCAGATATAGGTGCAAAAACTCTTACCTCGACTAATACTGTTCAGTCAGGTAGAACAAGATTGCTATCTATTTATTATGTTGGTCACGCATCAGCAGGAACTTTAACTTTTAAAGATGGTGGAGGTAGTGGTACACAGAAACTTGTAATCACTACACCTGCTGGAAGTGCAGCTGACCAATACCAAGTGGATATGCCTTTAGATGGTATTTTATTTAAAACAGATATGCACTTGACTATTAGTAACGTAACCTCTGTTACAGTTTTTGTAACACCGATTACGGCTGATACTGATAATGGATAGTTATACAGCAGAACTTCTTGGTTTCAAAGAAGGTGGTATGCCACCAAAAACTAAGAAATATTTTAGGTCTACAGAGTCTGGAGCGGGGATGACTAAAGCTGGTGTTGCAAAATACCGAAGAGACAATCCTGGTTCCAAACTCAAGACTGCTGTGACTGAGAAAAAACCAAGTAAGTCTAGACAAAAAAGAAGAAAGTCTTATTGTTCTAGAAGTAAAGGACAAATGAAAATGCATAATATTAATTGTCAGAAAACACCAAAGAAAAGAATATGTGCAGCTAGAAGGAGATGGAGATGTTAGAAGATTTATCAGATAATTTTAATTTAAGTGAATTTATAAAATCACAAACAGCATTAAGAAATGGTATAGACAATACACCAAGTGAAGAAGTGATAGAAAATTTAAGAGCTTTATGTGAAAATGTTTTACAACCTTTAAGAGATTATTTTTTGATGCCAGTTAATATATCCTCTGGCTACAGATCAGTTGCTTTGAATCACAAACTTGGTTCGAGTACCAGTTCGCAACATATACTTGGTCAAGCTGCTGACATAGAAATTTATGGAATAGGTAATAAAGAATTAGCAGATTGGATTGCAGATAATTGTGAATATGATCAATTAATATTAGAGTTTCATAATGAAGATGACCTTAATTCAGGTTGGGTTCACGTATCTTATAATAAAGAAAAAAACAGAAAACAATATAAGAGAGCAGATAGAAACGATGATGGTATGGTAGAGTATACTTTTGTATGACTATAGGTAGAAGTCAGATGAGACAACAAGTCTCTAAACCACCACAAAAAAGAAAGTGGTCTAAAAAAAGAAAAAGTAAAATAAATTGTAAAAGACCAAAAGGATTTAGTGAGAAAGCACATTGTGCAGGAAGAAGAAAGCGTAGAGTATAGACATATTAAACGTGAAGGTTTAAAATAAAATTAGGAGTTATTATGACAAAATTATGTCCCAGAGGTAAAGCAGCAGCAAAGAGAAAATTTAAAGTTTATCCCAGTGCTTATGCTAACGCTTATGCTTCAAAAATATGTGCAGGAAAAATTAAAGACCCTAGTGGTAAAAAAAGAAAAGATTGGGGTCCTAAAAGAAAAACAAAAAGAAAAACAAAAAAAGCTAACACTGGTGCTTTAATAAGTAAATATGAAAACTTTGATGTTATGGGTAGCTCATTAAAAGGAGAGCACGGAGTTAATCAAAGTACTGTAAATTATTATAAGGACTTAGGCATTGGCTAAGAAAGGATTAAAAGAATGGTTTTCAGAAAAATGGGTAGACATTGGTGCAAAGAAAAAAGACGGCAAGTTTCAAGAGTGTGGAAGAAAATCTGCAAAATCTGGCAGCAGAAAGTATCCAAAGTGCGTGCCACTTGCAAAAGCCACACGGATGACAAAGTCCGAAAGGGCGAGTGCTGTCAAGAGAAAAAGAGCAAAGGCACAAGGCGTAGGAGGAAAACCAACAAACGTTAAAACATTCGCTGTTGAGGGTGGATTAGCAGATTACTATAAAGGAGTAGTGTAATGGACAAATTTGATAAACAAGTAAGAAAAGATGCGATGGCTGGCTTTAGTAATACTAAAGTAACTAAGAATAAAAAAAAGATAGATAGAACTACAAAAAAAATTAATAAAAATTTAATTGATGATGTTATTAAACCATTTGCTGGTAAAACACCTCCAGGTAGATTAGTAAAAACATTAAGTAAAATAGGTAAAAATATTAAAAGCAAAATAGATAAATTTGATGAAAAAGATGCTGGACTTTATGCAATAGCTGGATTGCCTGTTGTGGCTGGTGCTATTGAAACTTTTAAAAGTTTAAAAAATAGAAAATCAAAGAGACAACAAGAACTTGGTACTATAGAATATGGTTTTGATACAAAAGGTGTAGATCCAGTAAAGGAAGATAATATAGGAAGATATATGGATAAAAATTTTGAAAGCGCAAAAAAAGCAAGAATAAAAAGACGACAAGGTGGAGGTAGTAGTTTTAGTATACAGGGTAAAGATGCTGCTTTAGATATGTATGGTTCTATCGTTGGTCCTGATGCTGATAAGATATCAAAAGCAGAAAAAGCAGCACTTATAGGATCAAAAGCTAGAAGAGAAATAATCAATAAAGATAAAAGCAGAAGGCAACGTTTAACTGATATTAAACAAAGAAAGTTTAGAATGAAACGTATGGAACAACAACCAGAACCATTCACACCATACGCTGAAGATTTTAACAAAGGTGGCTTTGGTGCTTTATCTGTGAAGGCTGGTATTGATAATAATTATGACCCTACTCATGCTGATAGAATTGCAGCAGGTAAATTAAAAGAAAAAGGTAAGGGAATGAAAACTGGTGGTATTTGTAGAGGTATAGGTAAAGCTATTAGAGGCACTGGTTTTAGTGGTGTAAAGTAGGTTGATTTATGGCAACTTCAGGAACAACAACATTCGATTTAAGTATAGACGACATCATAGAAGAAGCTTATGAGCGCTGTGCTATTCGAACAAACTCTGGGATGGATTTAAAATCGGCAAGGCGAAGTTTAAATATTCTTTTCAGCGAATGGGGAAACCGAGGCATTCATTTATGGAAGGTAGGCCTCCAAGAGCAACTACTGACAGCCGGGACAGCGACGTACAACGCCCCAAGCAACGCAAACGACATACTAGAAGCTTACATTTCAACAACAACTGGAACTACCTCGTCTACAAACGATATCTCGCTTACAAAGATATCAAGGAGTGAATATGCTGCATTACCTAATAAAGGTTCAACTGGTCAACCTAGTCAGTATTATGTAGATAGACAAACTACTCCTACTATTACTTTGTATCAAACACCTGATGCAGTAACATATACATATTTAAAATACTATTATTTGAAAAGGATTGAAGATGCAGGTAACTATACTAATGAAGCTGATGTGGTCTTTCGATTCATTCCATGTATGGTGGCTGGTCTTGCCTATTATTTAAGTATGAAAAAAAACCCACAGCTTACACAGCAAAGTAAACTTATATATGAAGATGAATTATCAAGAGCGTTAAATGAAGATGGTCAAAGAACTTCTGTATATATAACTCCACAAACTTATTATCCACAAGGTGCATAATGGCTTACGCAAGAGGTAAATATGCAAAAGCAATATCAGACAGATCAGGTATGGCATTCAAATACAATGAGATGGTAAAAGAATGGAATGGTTCTTTTGTTCATAAATCTGAGTTTGAGCCTAAACATCCACAAATAAGAAGAAAACATATTAAGGCTGATGCTATAGCTTTAGCAAATGCAAGGCCTAGACCAAAAGATGATAACAAAGAATTTATTTTATATATCACAAGTGGTTTTTTTGTGAAGAATGGGGACACTGGCATTAATAGTGGTGCAAGTATGAGAGTTTCAGATAGTGATAATATTTTAGGCACAAAACTTACAGCAGTTGATATAACAACATCTATAGGTTCTGTTGATGTGGTGATATCATGAGTATAACACATTCTGAATTTTTAACACAAATTCGTAATTATACAGAAGTAGACTCAAATGTTTTATCAGATACTTTGTTAGATCAATTCATTAGAAACATTGAATTAGATATTGCGGGAAAAGTTGATTATGATGATATTAGAAAATATGTATTAGCAAGCACCACTGCAAGCCAAAGATATTTAAATACTCCAGACGATATTTTAATTATAAGATCCATACAAATTATTAATTCAGGCACTAGAGACTTTTTACAAAAGAGAGATACATCTTTCATAGCTGAATTTAATCCCACTGATGCAACAGGACAACCAAAATATTATGCTAACTGGAATGAAAATGTTTTTTTATTAGCACCTGTGCCAGATCAATCCTATGATATACAATTAAATTATATAAAAGACCCACCTCATTTTAGTTCTTCAAATCAAACATTTTTATCTAAATTTCAAGAATCTTTATTATTACATGGTGTGTTAACAGAATGTTTTAGTTATTTAAAAGGTCCTATTGATATGTACAAACTATATCAAAGTAAGTATAATGAAGAGATACAGGCGTTTATGATACAACAAACTGGAAGACGTAGACGTTCTGAATATGATGACGGAGTGATGAGAATGCCCATACCCTCACCATCTCCATAACTT